TACGCCTGCGGAAGTGCGTGGCTCGTTTAATTCACCCTTGACAAGTGAGTTAAATGGGGTTTGACGCTTGCCCCAGTCTTCTGCGAGTGCGTTGGAAAGCAGATCTGAAACATTTGCTTGGGTGCGGCTACCATGAAATAGATTGCGATGCTCATCTGAAAGCATGACTGAAACATCGCCATGTGCATCTTTGAGCTTGTTCATTGCAGCATAAAAACGATCTTTGTTCTTATCTGCAATATCGTAACTATCGCTAATGCCTTTACGGACATTTGAACCAAGTTGGTTTGCAAAATCCTTTTTAAAGTAATTTGCAAGAACATCTGGTTGGCGAAGCAAAGACTCGCGGGTAGGAGCAAGGATATTTGTTGGATCTGTTAAAGCATCGTGCTCATACTGCTTAAATAGTTTGGCTGCTTGTGGACTATTTTTGTCAACTTGCCCAGCATCAATGGCTGGCTGTAAAGCATTTTCTGCATAATGTGATGCAGCATATTGGTTGACTTTTGTATTAAGAAAATAATCGTTGACAAATTCATTGCCAAGATTTTTTTGCAAATCCTTGAGCGGAATACCCAAACCTTTTTTAAGAACATAATCCATGTTGATTGGACCAAGAGCATCGCTCAAAGCGCCATGGGCAGCATCAACAACTTGTCCAACGTTTTGGCTAGCCTTAATGCCAATGGTCGGATGACCCATAAACATGCTAAGTCCATTGACTACATTTGCCAATGTGCCTTGATATGGTGCTGCAAGATTAGAGTCTTTTTCGTTAATGCCAACTTTTTGTTCTGCTTCACCAATACCAAGCAGTCCAAGACCCGCAACAGATCCTTTGGCTTGGGCAACGGCAGCTGTTTGCCAAATTGGATTGCGCATAAGTGATGCTTTTTGCATGCTCAACTTGTAATATGTTGAACCAGGTGTGCTCATAGCATCAATTGCTGGAAGCATACGCTTTAATACTGGCACATTCTCCAACCAGCGAAGTGCGCCAGTTCCTTTGGCGGCGCCTTCAGCACCTTGCATGCCAGCTTGATACAGACTCTTAGATACAAAAAATGTAGGTGTTGCAGCCGCACTTTCAGGAAGTGAGCGTGTAACCAAAGATTTGGCTGCTGCGGTTACGCCTGGATTAGTAGTAGCATTTTTAACCATTGACATGCCAATGTCACCAACGGATGTTGCAAATGCTTTAGTTGCACCAGCAACGCTGATCATGCTAAGCAAATCACCTAAAGCGCCAACGTTTCTTTGAAGTTCAGTTTTTTGCGCTTCTTCTGGAGTTAAGTTGCCACCAAGGCTAGTCTCAATTTTAGATTCAAGTTGAGCGCGGGCTTGATTGCTACCAATGAGTGTTGCAGCCTGGCCTATAATTCCTGAACCAACGGCAGTTGAAAGCAGGCGACGGCCTTCTTCTGGAAGGTTTGCTACATAATGACCAACCGCATGGGCAATACTTGATGACCAACCAGTTGGATTAATTTCATTAACAACGCGTTCCCACAAAGGAAGCGACTTTACGTTACCAAAACTTGGTGCAGTTGTAGCATCATATGAATATTGGTTAAGAGCGTTTTGCCATTGGCTATTCCAAGTACCGCTTGCCAAGCCTTGAGCATAACCCTTTGATTGCAAAGTCTTTTGAATACCAGATATGTCGCTTGCAAGGATCGGAACTGGACCATATTGGTGATGTAGAAAAGATGCTGCCTGTGAAATAAGGCTAGGCTTGTTATTGATCGCAGGTTCAGAAATTGATTTTTCTGGAGTTGTTTCCTGCGCTGCTTGGCTGAGCAAATTTCCGTTGTTGACAACGCCTTGCGTTGTGCCAGAATTTTGTGCCACCGCTACTTGTGCAAGCGGATTAATGTTTGAATGACCAGCTGCATAAAGCGAGTCTAGGTTTGCACCTAGTACATTTGCTTCAACTGGTGGAGTATTTGTGTCTGCCATATCCTATTGTGCACCTGCCATTGGCGTAGCCATTGGTGCTGGTGTTGTAGGCGCTGGTTGCGCAGCAGTCGGCGCTGCACCTGTTTGAGATTGATTAATCAAATGTGCAGCCAAAACATTGCGAATTGATTTAACCTGTTGTGAAGCATTATCACCCAATGTGTTAAGCAAGGATAGCGCATTTTGTAAGCCACTAGCCGCTTGCTGTTGTTGAGTTGGTACTGGCTGCAAAGGATTTTCAGCAGGGTTTGGTTGGTGCGCTCCGATAAAGCCTTGATCTGGAAGACCAAAAGCGGGCTGTGATTGCCCACCACCAACTTGTGGTGCAGATGCAGAACTTGGGTTTGGAGTAGCAGCCATAGGTGCACCGCTTTGAATTTGCATCATATCTGTGCCATCACCATAGTTAGGCATGCCAGATACATAACGCATTGCCTGCTTTGATGCAGGTCCACCATCTGTGCGTTGGCTTAAAGATCCTGGGCCTGATGCAACGGCTGGACGTGCTGGAGCTTGATAGCCACCTTTACCTGCCATGATCACTCACCCTCTATAATAGTCTCAATGGTACGAACAACATCTTCGTGGAACAATTGTTTATCTTCAACAACGTTTGCTTGATGCAGAGACATGTCGCTCAATACATCTAAAAATTTTACAAAACTAATTAAAACATCTTTAACAAGTTCAATGAAGAGAGCAGCAACATCCCAATAAGACAGAATTTGTCTGCGGTCACTGCTCTCCTCATCATGCATAATTTACTTAAGTGGCTTTCCAGCTGTTGTGCCAACACCCTTTGTGCCTGAAGGCTGAGTGGTGTACTTTATATCTGATTTGCCTGTTGACTTTACTGATGGCATTGCTTGGATGCTTGTCTTCTGTGTGACTGCATCTGAGCTGCCCATTCCACCCTGCATTGCAACGCGCACTGGTGGTGACTGTAGATTTGATTTGAACTGTGTCATTTGTTTCTCCTATAGGGAATTGGTTTTCTCACTCGTAACGTTAGGCGGGTGAGCGTCTGGCGACATTCGCAGATAGCTGCGGTGCGCCAGAAGACGATAATCCTGCAAGCAAGTTTTGCAGGGATGATGCTCCTGGCTGTCCTTGCGGTGCAGGTGGCATACCTAAGGCTGCGCCATTAGGCGCTTGTCCTGGTTGTGGTGGTTGGCCAGGTTGCTCACCAGGCTGTTGATTAGGTTGTGGTTCAGCTTGTGGTGGTGGCATTTCAGGAGCAAATGCTTTCGCAACAACTTCTTCGATAGGATCGCCATTCTGGCGGCCAATAATAACTTGAGTAATTGCTTGGATTACTTTCGTTGGATCTGCACCTTGCATAGCCATCTGAGGCAATGCGTTGGCATATGAAGCAACTGCTTGGAGCAATGTGTCGCGCAATTCTTCAACTTCTACACGCTCTTCTTCTTGAGTGACGTTCATCTCCCAAGGCATTTGACGGCGCAAAAAGTCGCGGCTGATAAGTTTGTCGCCACGGGCTTGCAAACCAAATACCAAGGCACGGTTTGGATCAAGTCCAGCCATCATGCCATAGGTTACATCGCAAGAATAATCTCCTGCAATGTCTTTGTTTGGTGTATAGGTGATGGCATAAGGTGCGCCAGCATTAATGCCGCGAACTTCCTTAGTTACATCACCAAATAGTTTTTCATCCATCTTGAAGCATAGGCGAATAACTTCGCGGAATGTTTCAGAGAATACGCCTTGTGCTGTCTTGACCTGTGTGTCAAAGCCACCCATGAGCGCTTCAACGCCACGACCTGTAACGATAGAACCAGACTGTTGACCAAGGCGACCTTCTGGATAACGTGATCCAGTACGCATTTCCTGATCAAGAATTTCATTCTCTTGAAAAATGTTTGGCGGAAGGTTAAGATCTACACGGCGGATAAGTTGTGGGTTGGCAGAGCGGATAGTCGCATCTGGACCAATCTCAAGTACGTTAACATCTGAAGGCAAAGCAAAAGGTGCTTGGACTGCTTTCTGTGCTGCTTCAAGTGTGAGCGAAGCAAAGCGTGAGCGAGCAACCTGTACCCACATAATGTCGTCAAACTGACCGCGTTGATGCTCATCTGAGTCAACGCCTGGGCGCAAAGCAATGGCTACAGGAATTTCACCTAGCTCATTCATCACGCGGGAAAGGACAAAGTTGTTACGCTCAGGCAAGAACAAGACCATCTGGTCTTTGTCTTGGTAGCGATACATCTCAAGGATACGCTCTGAGTTGCGGTTCTCATACTGCCCACGGATAACATTCTCGTGTTCAGGAAAGTCGTTGATCAATTCACGGATAGTCTTGACATAACGCTTTGAGTACGAAACGAGGCGTGAGAATCTATCAAACTCTGGATAGGCACCGATAGGCGAATCGATGCGGATCATTGGACGCTTGTTCTCGTAATCTGCTTCGATCAAGAATGGCAACCAACCAAAGGTAAGGTAGCGATCTGCACCAGTGTACATCATGGTCTGAAGGTTGGCAGTGTCGCGGTAGCCAGCGGCAATCATGGTGCGCTTGTCTGAACGCTCACGGGCACGATCTGAAGTTGTCTTGGTTGTCATGCAGTTAAATGCTGGTAGTGGCGCGATAACTTCAGCCACGTCACGAGCAGCAACGTCAATGAAGTTTGCCACCATTGGCTTTGGGTAATCCTCTGAGAACATGCCAGGGAATACCTGATCGATCTTGCCTTGGCGGATAGCCAATAGATCGTCATAACGTGAGTCACGTGCGAAGTAGTGCGCACGTAATTTACGGAGTTTATCCGAAATTACATCAATCTCTAGCACTATAAGTAACCCCCGTTAGCTGCCATTTTTTCTTTTTCGCGTTGATAGTCTTCGATGTTAATCACCCGACGACGCGCGACTTGGTCACGGGTCTGGAACGGATTTTTAATAAAGGAGCCACCATATGCTCCAGCTTGGTTGATATAGTCGCGCATCTGAGTCTCTGCAAACCAGAGAGCCATGCAACCATCTTGTTTATTTTTTGTGCCAGCGGACCAAGTAATGAGCTGTTCGATCAGTGATTTTATGCCTTCATTGTCGGACCGTGGCAAATCTATAAGGTTGCTTCCCTTGACGTGATTACCAAGTTTGTCAACCATTCCAAAGAGCGGAGCCATTGAGGCTACGCCAAACTCTGCATCCATCTTGTTAGCGCCTGTGTAATGCTGAACAAGGCGAATACCGCGAGATGCAAGGAAACGGTTAATCTCTTCATCTTGAGTAAGGAACAACTGAAAAGCGTTCTTTTCAATAACCCAGACTGATGGCTTGTACTTCTCAGTCCACTCAAAAATCAACTCACGGATACGCTGTGGTGTTGGAGCAGGCATGCGGCTTGCTTCCAAGATGTAGCGCTTCTGGGTTGTCTTGTCGCCAGCATAAGCAATCGAGAATGTATCTCCCGACATGGCTGGGTCCATTGAGCAGATAGTGTACGAACCGCCGTTAAGGATCTGCGGATGACCAGGTGCTCCTGCAATAAGCGGGCCAATGGCGCGCATCCCAGAGACGGAGCCGCGAACAGCTTCAGGGGAAAAGACAGCCTCGCTATCTACATCCTGCTGCTGGTAAACCATCGCCCAAGTTTTAGGGTCAAGCACACCACGACGTTTACGAAGGTTAGGACCGTCCCAGCGGGGATACAATCCATCTTCGCCTATGTTTGCATCATCTCCGAGCCAAGGCTTGTCAGAGCGTGGCCAGAGGGTTTTCCAATCCTTTGGATCATCGGCAAACTCAAGAACAGCTGGCATAGCCAAGTATGTCCAAGGCGATGAGCCATCAGGATAACGATCTGGGTTGC